TTATTTCCACTAATTGTTTGAGCACCAGTTAAATTAACGAACGCTCCCTTGCCGCCAATAGCCTCAATAGTGGTTGCGCTTCCATCTTGCCCGCCAGTACCTTTGCCGTAATAAAGCGTATCATCCACTTCATTGAAGGCTAATTCCGCATTAGCCAAGCTTGTCGGAGCGCCAGCATTACCACTTGCACGACGCTTAATCCGTAAAGTATTGGCCATTAGAAATTGCCCCCATCAGTGAGTAGAGTTTTTGTTACAGAAGCGTCCGCCTTAAATTTTGCAGATGCTGCATCGTAATAAACTACGCTTCCATCAATTTTAGCGGTTTCATCTAAATTGATTCCTTTGTCTCCTTGAGGACCAATCACGCCCTGTGGTCCTTCGCCAAAGAATTGAAGAATAGGCGATGGTGGAGAAGCCGTTACTGCTATTGCATTGCTTTGTTCATTGACAACAATGACAAAGCTTTCAGCTTCTGCAATCGAGATGACAGACGTGGATTGTTGTATGGCAACTGTCATTTGAAGCTCAGGCCAAGATTTACAAACGCATTACCTTCTACCAAATAATATGCACTATTGTCAGGCTCTGTTACTAGCACGTCGTATTGCCCCTGTTGAGTGATGCCGCTAGTTCCAGAGGCTTCCAGTCGAATCTTGAAGACGCCACTCGCTTGATTAACATAGGATACGGCAAAGTCAGCAAGTTTAGTATTGCCAAGGCGATCATATAATTTAGACGCCACTGTGTACCCGCTCATGTTGACGGGCACCCCAGAAGCGTCTTTATATTGCAACTGCAGCTCAAACGTTGCGCCTTGATAAATCGTAATATCGTACTGACTTGGCGTAATCATGACGAGCGTTTTCTTTTATTGTAAGCGAATTAGGTGATTTCCACCCAGCCGATCATGCCAAGAGCTTTAGCGCTAGTGGCACTGTCGACGGTCAAGATGAGAGCGTCGCTTTCGCCAGAAGCATTTTGCCCCAAGGCAAGACGAATGGCCACTGCAATGTCGTAATTATTCGCACTGCCTTGACTGACAAAACCTGCGTCAACCACTGTACCACCTGTCGCAGTGCCACTAGTTGTCACTTCCACATTGCCCCTTTGATTGTCCGCAGCACTCCACGTCACTCCACGAAGCGTTGGATTTAAACGCAAACGCCACAACACCACATCACTAGAAGCAGTGGCAGTGGAAATCCTCACGGGAAGAATGACATTACCAGTGCGACCACTTGCCATGCGAATACCAGCAGTGATGCGCTCCCCCGATGTGTTTGGAACAGAATTCAAATCGTGATTCACTGAATACACGGCGCCATCTGGCTCATATCCCCCCTCGCTAAGAATGCTGCTGCAAATTTGCTTCATAGTTCTCCCTGAAGCTTGAGCAGAAGCATTTTGAATGCGATAGGACAATGGCAAAATAGCCGTTGTCATATATGCGCTAGTTAATGTGTTGTAATGATTAAATTCATGACAATAAATAATCTCGCCGTTAATTACGAAGCCAGTCCTCACTCGTCCCACGCCAAGCCATTCAAGATCGGCAGTAAAAATCTGAGCTTTAGAGAAATCGAGAGAATCAAGAGTGTTAATGTTCCACGCTGATTGATCAACCACGTTTTCAACAACTGCGCCAGACGTGAAGCTTCTGATGACCATTTGCAACGTAGTACCACTTGCCCTAATCATCACTCCATTCTGATCATCAAAAAAGCCCACTTCTTGAATGAGACCAGAGACGGGAGTGGTGCCAGCAAAGCTTTGCATGATCATCATGCTCTTTCCTGGTTGGTACGGGAAGTATTGCTTAGTTCTACGCAGCACTGTATCTCCAGACGCAGTGGTAGTCGTCAAAGCAGTGCTGCTTTCGTTTGTCAAATACGTGACCACGCCTCCATTGGAAATACGATCAAACCATTGGTCGGCACGCTTGTTGTAACGCATCGTGCTATCAAAAAGCGTATAGGGAGCGCTCGTGCGAGCACGCCCAAAAGCATCAACTGCTCCACTATCAGGGCCTGTCTTTAAAATCTGCCCGCGATAATCAGCTTCAATATGAGTTTCAAACTGCTCGCCGCCTCTAATTACTTGTCCCATGGAAAAGAATGCTTTCTTTCATTGTACTAGCAAAAGAAAAGAGGCCTTTCGGCCTCTTGATTACTTGCCCTGTCCTCGCGAAAGCTTTCGTCCGTGAGAAGCTTTGCTATTCGCTCCATTGCCTTGGCGCGTCTTCTTGCGACGATTAGGAGAATGAAGCTTTTGCCCGTTAATGGTTTTGCTTGATGCCATCAGGACCAGGGCAGGCCAGTGCCAGTGGTGGGAGTGCGCTGTTGTTCGATTTGTGCGGCGAGGGCGGCTTCAATTTCTGCCACTTTCTCATCGCCAAACTTTTCCTTCACCCAGCCAGTGACAATTTCAGGCGTGAGTTGCGCATAGGGAATGGCTTGATCCTCTTCAGGGGCCTCAAGGCCAAGACTGCCATAGGCCGAACTGGCATAAGTGCCATCATCGGCGGAAATTGTATAGTGAACCGTGTAGACAATGCCGTCAGAGAGCTGCCTCTCAAGCTGGGAAACGCCCCAATCGTAGGTGATCGCCATGATTAAAAAGAATGGTCTTCGTTAGTTTAACAATGGAAAAGAAAGCGGCTTCTTCGGGAAACCGCCTCAAAGCACTGGCATCTCGTATTCTTGCGTACTATTGCAATAGTGCTTGAAAATCACTTCGCTTGTATTGCCCGCCCAGTTGGCCACTTGTGGCACGGGAATGCCAGCCTCGATCCAGCGGCTGATAGCAGTGTGGCGACAATCATATGGCCTGTAAACGTGAGAAATTAACCCTGCTTCATGCAAAGGCGAAAGCTTTTTCCTGAAATAGCTTTGAAAGGCAAGCCGATTCCATGGAAAAATAAAATCGTTTTCGCGAGGAAGTTCGGCAAGAATCTCTTGGCAACGAGCATTAATAGGCACCCAGCGGCGCTTGTTGGTTTTCGTGCTATTCTTTAGGCCATGCGTAAGCGTATAGTTTTGATGCACTAAAAGCTTGTTTTCCTTGATATCGTCCCATTTCGCCGCCCTCACTTCGCCAGTGCGCATTGCAGTTTGCAACATAAATTCCGTATACCAAGACCAATTAACATCGCGATAAGTGAGCTTCGCTTCTAATGCGGCAAGGACCAAGCCAGTTTCATTTCGAGGGATGACAACGATTTCCTCTTCGCGTTGAGGTGCCTTTGGCATTTTGAAGCTTGCCAATGGATTGCGAGCAACGATTGCCACGTCTTCTTGCGCTGCCCATTTGTACATAGTCTTGATGTACATAGCAACGCGCCTTGACGTGAGCACTGGTTTTTCTCCCAATGCCCAGATCATTACTTTCCTGGCTTCGTCAATGTCTTGAATAGGACAGCGCTCCAGCCATTTGCTAACTTGCTTATAGTCTGAAGTGAGACTAGTTGGACATAAAGAAATGGAGCGCTCTTCGACGAAGGCGCTCCAGAGGCTTGAGACAGTGGTGGTCATGCTGGTCTTAAGAGGAGACTCAAGTTACCAGCTTTGCAAGGCCTTGTCAAGTCAAAGACTTCTAGCTGTCAGCAAGGCGCTTCATCCCTTCATGGTTGTTGTCGTAAAGACGTTTCAACGCAGCATTGGCTTTTCTGATGGCTTCCGTTTCACGCCGCACTTCTTCAATGCGGCGATCAAGCGGTTCTAACCAATCGTCGTCAGACATAGTAGAGCAAGTGTCTAGGAGTTTTGTTCGACCTTCATCTGGCCCAGCACTTCCTTCAACAAACGATGCACTTCGCCAGCGTCATCAACGAACTCGCCTTTGTAGTAGAAACCTTCTTCGGTGAAGCGGGCAATTTCCTTAAGGGGTTCGCCGATGCTGAAGGCGATGGTAGAAGGAGGCATGTTTCCACCAACCTTGAGACCTTCGTGGGGCGCAACTACAAGTTTGTTTGATGGGGCCACGGATTTCCACGGTCCGTTACCGTCAATACGGGCATACTCCTCACCGTTTGAACGGAAGACGAGATCGTTGCTGTAATCTTGTTCGGTCATGGTTTCCAGAGAACTGTGGCCAGGAGCGGGAGGTGCAAACTCGCCGCTCCACCACATTACATCACGGTGCGCAAAAATAAGTCTGACTGACAAAA